TCTGTCAAAGACCGCATCCGTTCTATCCCCGGTAGCTACAGCGGTTGGTGCTGTTGCTGTTGCTACTGTTTTTCCACCAATCTTTATTGGGTTACCTGAATCCACCCCATCATGGGCCACATCACCCTGTACGGATACCGTAGCAGCAATGGATACGGGTTGTGTTGTTGCTCCCGTTGGGTCCGTTCGCACTTGACCATTCAAACCCAACCAAGCATCTACACGATCACCGTTAGCAACAGCAGTAGGTGTACCTGAAGAGGCTTTCCCACCAATTTTAATAGGACTACCTGTATCCGGTGCATCGTGTGCGGTGTCCCCTGTTACAGGTACAGGAGTAGTAAAAGTTACTGGTTGGGAGGTTGTACCTGTTGGGTCTGTCTTTAAGGCACCGTTAAGATTAAACCAAGCGTTAACTCTATCGCCGTTGCTTACCGCTGTTGGTGTACCTGATGCAGCTTTACCACCTATTTTGAGTGGGTTACCTGTATCCACATCATCATGCGGAACATTGCCCTGTATCATAGGCATGGAGTAACCCAAAGCTAGAGTATAACCCAACACTATTTATACTCCACACCAAAGGCAGTAAAGGTTAGATCAGCTAGGTTCGCGGTGAAGACAACCAGTTCATGTCTAGGATACAAACTCAAACCGCTAATAAACATTGGGTTACCTGGGTCTACCGGTTGATCAAACAAAAAGACTTGAGCACTAGCTTGATCTCCTGAGTCATTAGCTATTGTTCCCATTTTGAAGGTTCTTCTTACGGAACCAATGTTGCAGACCAGGATTAAACCTATTTCGATGGTTTGGTTTACTTGAGCAAGAATGAAGGAATACCAGTTTGCAGTAGGAACACGAAGAGCAGTCGCATTAGCGGAAGAAAGAGCACCGACAGTGCCAGACTGCCCTACCGAACTTGATCCCGGAATTCCACCACCACCAGCCATGCAGGAATTCAAACAGGTTTTGATTGGGAGTCAAGTTTAGGCGTAGGGGTTGGCTCCTCCCCGCCTCTTGGTTTCCCGCAGGGAAACCTCTTATAGATATAACAACAAAAACCCCACCCTCGTAAAACACGCAGGTGGAGAAAAAATCACCCATACACCCGATGATGTACGAGGGGGGTTATAGGGGGGAGGAAAGAATTTTGTCAAGAGGAAGTACTTTGTGAATCTTTTCACAATCTTTCCTGCTGGATGACCCCGAAAACCACGATTAGTAGGGAAAAGATCGAGAAAAAGCCTCTCGTCTTCCGGCGATGAATACCAGCAAAAGATTGTGAAAATTGTCACAAAGCCCAGAGGGTAAAATAATCTAAAAAAATCTAAAAGAGTTGTTGACAAGATTAAGAAGCTTGGCAGAATACCAGCATGTTAGCACAAGCAGTCAATGTGCAGTACCGATGTGACACCTGTAAGCAAATTACAGATACTTGGATAGGTATCCGAGTAACGGGTGATCTTTTTCATCGGATTTGTGCAGATTGCTTTTTCAAAGAGGAAAACGATGGCAGCGAAGAAAGCAAAGGGCAAAAGCCCAAAGCAGCCGGGATCAACGAACGGGTTCAAACTGGTAAACAAGGATGAGGTATCCTTTACCCAGCGGTCTCGCGGGGGTAGATGGAAGCCCTTGATCCAAGCCGCAATTGAAAACCCGGAGCAGGCTATCCTCATCCCATTGGAGGGAGATGAAGAAGAGCAGAAGGCGTCATACAAAAACTTTTCGCAGGGCATTTACCACCAGGCAAAAGCACTTAACGTATCTGTGTCGGTTGGACGAACCGATGACGGCGAGACTATGGTCGTCTGTCTGCGAAATGAATAGGTTTAGTAGCTTACGACTGCTTACACCCTTACCTCCTCACGGGGATTCAGGTTTTTGCGATGGCTTGAGTCCGGGTGTAAGCAGTCTCTAAAATGGTGGACCTCCGCAACCGTTGCGGTAACGGGCTAACTGTCAATCACGGGGCAGGATGTCAAAGTTTAACTCACACACCCTCCACAGACTAGTGTGACACGAACGGAGAGCGGTTGCCGATGGTCACCAAAGAAGAGCGAAAACAAGTTTGGGTAGTCGGTCAACTTCATTATTGGGACAAACTGAAGAGCACCCCGCAAATTAACGTGATAGATGATTGCGGGTCCATTGGCTATTTACCCGTATTCGAAACCCGCGAACAAGCTGAGTTGGTTTCCCGTGATAATTTGATTTATGGAATGCACACATGCCCAAGACCAGTACAAGAAAACCAATAAGTCTACCTGTTGTGGGCGACTATCCAGTAGCAGGTAAAGACTATACTTTGGCACTGCCTAAAGGGTATCTCTCGGTAAGCCAGATTGAGAAGTACCTGAACTGTCCAGAAGCATATCGACGAGCGTATGTCGTGGGAGAAAAACAGGAAACAAATAGCAATCTTTGGTATGGCTCAATGACCGCTTTAGCTTTAGCCCACCTACATAGGGGCAAATACACACCTGTTAAGATTGCAAAGGAAATCAAAGCCCACAAGAAAGAATGTGACAATTGGGAGTCCAGACATAGTGTGGAGGGTTGTATTGGTTTTGTTCTGGACTGCATGGAGGCATATCAAAAAGACGGAGTAGCCAAACCGAGAAAGAACGGTAAGCAAGATGGAGTTGAGGAAGAGTTTGTAATAGAAGTTGCTGGAGTAAAAGTCAAAGGCGTCATTGACTTGGTAGAGAAGCAGAGAGTAACAGATTTCAAGACTACAGGCAATGCTTCTGGTTATCTACCTGAGTCCAGCATACAACTAGCCATATACGCCCTAGCTACTGGGGTTTCCAATGTCGGATTCAAAAGTTTTGTGCGGAACTACAGCGGAGAGTATACAAAGATGGTAAAAGACTACACCATGCTAGATTTGAAAAAGGTACGAGTTTGGTTGGAAAGAACCGTGGCAGAAGTAGCAAGAGGAATCTCCTTGGGTGTCTTCCCCCTCACCAACCCAATGCGAAACAAGTTATGTTGCGACACCTATTGCAGCTTTCATCCAACGTGTGCAGTTAACTGGAAAAGGAAAATCAAATGCTAGAAATGTTAATAGCGGAACATAGTATCGCTTGGTATCTCACGCAACCAGACGGTGCAAGAGTGGTGATTCTAGAATTACCGACAAGACCAAAAAATCGTACTGATGTTTCCGCCAAACTACCCCAACAGTTTTTTGATGACATCCACAGAGCAATGACAAGGACGTTAGGCTATGCTGAAGAACTCAAAGCAATCAAAGACGCTATCGCAGACTGCGAAGACACAACTTCCATCGACCTTGGAAAAGGCTACACTTGTACCTGCAAGTGTCATAAACCTATCGGGTAAACCCACAATCCTTTGCTTCGGTGAGACTCCAGGAATAGAGGATGTCCAGGAGGGACAAGCATTCGCTGGACGAGCAGGGAAGCTGCTTCGGAAACTCATCACCCTGCACCTGCCCCATTGCCGTGTTGTCCTCGACAACGTGTGTCCCGAAGTCCTGGCCGGGGGACATGGCAAACCCAACGCGGATATTCTCAAGAAGTACAAAGCCTACAGAGAAGAATCCGTAACCACTTGGCAACCCTCTGTGATTGTCCTGGTTGGGGCTTACGCGATGAACACAGCGGGTCTGCGGGGTACTGCTGGAATTGTTCGCCGAAATGCAACCACCGTACTTTACCACGGCAGACCGGCGGTGCTTTCTGTTCATCCAGCCTATGTGCTCCGCAATCCAGCGGAAATCAAACTACTTCGTAGAGTTTGCGTAATCGTGGAGGCGGAATTAAGAGGCGGAAAGGAAGTCCAAGCTCCCCGATCACGCAATGGGCTGACCTTGAATATTTCAGCAAGTTTAGACCTGGAAACAGAAGGACTGAACCCAAGGGGGGGACGAATACTTACTGCTGCAATGAGTAGTAAGAAGCAAACAACTTGGATAGCTGCACCAACACTAGATACTATACAACTTTCTCCTAAACCCGTTATCTTCCACAACGGCAAGTTTGATATGGCTTGGTTGCAGACACACGGTTTTCAATTGCCCGCAAGTGTGGAAGATACCCTTATCATAGCTTGGCTAATTGACGAGAATGATAAGAAAGACCTAGGTACACTTGCACAACGATACTTAGGTGTTCCCGCGTGGTGGCTGGACATCGATCTGAAACACACAACTGAATTACCTACAGAAGTATTAGGTAAGTATAATGCTCTTGATGCACACTATACTTACCAACTGCGGAATAAACTTTGGCCGGAACTTACCAAACAACAACAACAGCTTTGTACTGACGTTCTCTTCCCCATGACAAAGCTTTTGGCAGAGATGGAATGCCGGGGGTTCAAAGTTGACGGCACAGTATTTGAGAAAATTTGTACTAACAACCAGAAGTTAATAAAGCAGCAGGAAAAGAAACTCCGATCCAAGTACGGAGAAGAAATTAACTTTCGTTCAACTACCGATTTGAAAGAGTTGGTCTATGGCAAACTCGATTATAAAGTGGGTGGACTAACCAAGGCCAAACAACCCGCTGTTGACGCTGACACATTGAGAAAGATTTCTCCCAAACTCGCGGACTTGGCCGATTACCGTTGGCAATTGTGGTTTGAGTCCAATGTAGCTAAAGGTTGGGCGAAGCGAATTACCTCTCAAGGTTTTTTGCACACGAATTACAACTTTGGTCATGTTGTTACGGGTCGGTTAAGTTCGTCCAATCCGAACATGCAAAATGTGGATCGGGATGGGGTTCAACGTCTTTGCCTTGTTTCTCGGTTTCCTCGTGGGAAGATTATTCAATACGATTACAAAGCCCACGAGTACCGGATTAAGGCTGCCGAAGCAGGAGAGACAAAGCTTCTTAAACAACTATCCGATTCGTCCTTTGACCCACACGAGGAAACACGAACGTTGCTCCGTACCAAGTATGAGATTGTTGTAGATAGGCCGAGAGCAAAAAATGTGAACTTCTCCGTAATCTACGGAATTAGCCCTCACGGTTTGTTCGGAAAGTATGAAATACCAATTAAAGATGGGCAGTTAATTATACCTGCTTGGTATAAACTCTACCCAAGAATCAAGGCACACAATGATTTAATTCTGAAAAACTATGAAGAGAAACGAGAGGTTGAGTCGATATTTGGTTGGAAGAGAAGATTCAAACCTGTTGAGTTGGTAGATTTGGGAAGTCGCAAGTTTGATGCACACCAGCGGAATCAAGCATTGAACTTTGGAACACAGAACGCAGCAGTAGTGATCTGCTACATGGGAATGTTAGCACTTGATCGCTGGCTGACAAGACACCGAATGAAGAGTATCATTATCCACCAGATACACGACTCTGTTGTGGTAGACGCACACCCGAAAGAAGTAAAGGCCCTGGAAAGAGAAGTTCCAGAAGTGTTGACAAATCTGAAACTACCAATGAGGATTCCTTTAGCTGTGGAGGCTAAAGTCGGGGACACCCTGTAGGAGAAAATGATGAACGCGATACTGTTTTATGAGTTGGCGAGGCACTTGGCAAAGGTTTCACACGATTTTATCAACGCCGTGTTGGAGGAGTAGCAGTCTAGATAGAGTTTGTCTGAACTAGAAGGAGTAACAGCAATGGAAAGTGTACGAGTCGAATTGTCAATCAAACCGGTTGGAGGATTCCTGGGGGTAACCCTTTCCGCAGCGGTGGAGACTACCCTTGGGGCGAAGGAGACACACGCCCAAGCCTTGAAACGTGCAGAGAAAACCGCTCTTGACTATCTCGAAAAGACAAAGAGCATGGACAACTTACAAGACTTGACGATAAAAGCTGCCCATAGCTTGAAGCGTGTGGCTGAAGAAGAGGGCTTAGTCCGTGGTCGATAGTCGATAACAGAAAGGTAAAACAAATGCGTTGTTCCAAAATTCAATGCTTATCGTGTAAAAAAGAGATGGGTTTTGGTGGTGATCCTGTATTGTGTGAAACGTGTATAGCTATTCGACGACTTCACCCCGAAGAACAAGTGAACACAATGGGTACAAGTCCAGAGCCAGAAGCACAAAAGGCATATTCTGGTAAGTTAGAAGTACCTATGACAACTGCGGAGTGTAGGCTACGACGATTAAAAGAACACTGTATTGCTGAGATAGATACTCTCTTGCCGTCACAGGCATACGAGGAAAGAGATGCGGCATTCTCGACTGTGCGTTCGATGATTTTGTTTATCAAGGCAGGTATAACCCGTAACTAAGGAGTCAGGCAATGGCAAAGAAACCCAAAAACACCAGACCGGATAGTGATGACATTGATCGAGAGTATGAATTAGTACGCAATGAAATTGCAGAGGGGAGAGGCAGAGGGGGGCAATTCTATACACTCCAAAACGGAAAGAATGTCCTGAGAATCTTTAAGGACACGCATACAGGAAAAGTGTTCCATCTACAAAAGTCCCATTGGGTGGCGTGGAAAGGGAAAGAGCAGGGAGTTACCTGTCCCGGACGGTCTGATTGTCCTATCTGTGCATTGTATGACGTTCTGGGAGACGATGAGAAAAAAAGAGCAATTCCCCGTAAACAATTTCTTGTTAACGCACTGCTTGTTAACGACGACAACAAACATGTTTTGGTTAACCTGTCAAAAACGTTAGCAGAAGAGATTGACGAGAACATTCTTTCAACAGTTAAGGGTGTGTTTGACGCAAAGGTTGGTCGTAATTTGACGATCAGTAAAACGGGAAAAGGTTTCCAAACAAAGTATTCAGTATCCGTGAGTTCAAAACCAACCAAAGTAGAGCTACCGGAGAGTTATGATTTGGCGGCGTTTACTCGACCTGCGCCCCCGATCGAAGAGTTGCAAAAGATAGCAGACGAGATTGCTGACCGACATGGTGTAGATACAGAAAAACCCAAAGCAAAAAAGGCGGGGAAGAAGAAGACAAAGCGACACAGTGAGGAAGAGGAAGATGAGGATAATAACTGAAGAGTCTTACCGGCTGAGTGTCCGTTTTGAATTCTCTAGAAAGGATAACAAAGTTTGAAATTCGACGAGCACTATCAGATGGAGCTACTTGCTCGTTTGGCTGACCCCGCGTTCAAGGATGGACCGGGGAAGCTATTGCGTACTGAGTTTTTTGCAGTAGATAAACAAGATGCGGTAAAGGATTTGTTACATTGCAAAGAAGTACTCTCCAAAGGAAGAATCAAAAGTGTTCTGCGTAGACACGGTATCAAAGCTAATCTACCTGAGATAACCAAACAGAAAGACTACAAGTTTGATACCACGGAAATCAAACGATACGCTAAACACCACGTATTAACAGAGATACTAACTGAAGCACATGTACTTAGAGAGAGGGGAGAATATGAAAAAGCTTTTGGTTTACTGGTAGACGGAAGAAAAAGACTTTCCCTGCCCGATGAAACGCTTACAACGTTGAGTATCTTGGACACTCCGGCCAACCAGGTTAGTCGAGGAAAACGTTGGACAACTGGACTGTCCGCTCTTGACACACCCCTTGATGGGGGAGTTGCTGCTGGGAACTTAGCCGTGGTCATGGCTCCTACATCGGGGGGGAAATCCTCCTGGCTTATCCATATCGCTGCTCAGACCCTCCAGAAGGGGGGTAGGCTCGCGTATGTGACGTTGGAATTGTCCGCTGGGGACATTTATCTCAAGGCGATGAAGCGTCTTCAGAAAGCTTACAAACGCGAAATAGGAGGCATTCAGCGGAGCTTGAAAAAGTCCGGTGCTGATTGCCGCATCTACGAATACCCGGCCTACTCGGTATCCGTGAACGAGTTGGCTGATCGCATCGGGAAAGTCGATATGGTTCTGGTGGACTATGCCGATTATCTCTTGGGGCAGGATGGTAAGCCGGGATCGGACTACCAAGAGTTGGGCAAAATATATGTTGGTTTGAAGACCCTGGCGATGGAAAAGCATATACCTGTTTGGACAGCATCACAGGTAAATAGAAGTGGGTATGGTGATGACGGATATGGTTTGGAGTCGATCGAGGGAGCTTTGAAAAAAGCTATGGTTGCTAACCAGATACTGGGTATCCAGCAAGCTAGTGCTGGAGGAGATGGTGTTTGCAACGCAACAATTAAGATACTGAAAAACACTTTCGGTCCTCGATTCGTGGATGTCAAAACAACCATAGAGTTTTCTACCTGTACCTTTATGGAAGGTAGCTGGACGGAGCTAGAAGGGTGAAACCATATCAACACTCCTGTACGCAGGAGCACATAAAGCCAAGCCTAGCAACACTCGAAGAACGAGCGAGATGTTGTACCATTGTTAAGGAAAGACTGGAGTGGTATCAGTTTGAAAACTTTGTGGAAAAGAACCGTCCGATCATTGTGGAACTTATTGAAATACTTCTACGGATAGACCCCAACGAGTACGCAAAGAACATTCAACGGCAGGAAAGTAGACCCAGCCAACCATAAGGAAAAGCTACAAATGCCAGAACCGATTTGTGTAAACGTTTGTAAACGACCAGATGGTGGGTACCTAAAAGCAGTACCGATGTCTACAAATCAGAAAATGGAGATCATCATATCTGTTATTTTTGAAGAGTGTGAATTACAAATGGTGAATAGTCTTCCAACCCCAGAGAAGATAGAGACAGCACTTTGGGAATTCCTCTCTACTTTGTTCGGGATGCCGGAAAGCGTTGCACTACCAAAAGAACTATGAAATACAAGAGTGACGGTGTTAGCTACATGCTGGATTGTCCTAGCTGTAAAGGCAAGGACAAGATGGAGGTACATCCAGATGGCAGGTACCATTGTCACAAATGTAAACGCGGAGGGAAAAAGAATACCAAGCTTGGATTGAGAGAGCAACAATTTACCCTCCGGTCTGTAAAGTTTCGACGAATTCCAGAAACACACGGACAATGGAAAAAGCTTGCTGCCGAAAGAGTTTCGGAGTTAGGAAGAGCGGAATACGAAAAACTCAACCCTATGAAGTGTGACCAGTTAGACTGTGTTTGGCACGTATTCTTTCCCTTCTATGAGGGGGGAACAATAATACAAGCTCAGGGGTATTTACCTGGGGGGTTGAAGAATTACAGGTATTGGAACCCCCCGCTTAATTGGTTTGTTCGCAGAAAGTCCGAATGTCTCTGGGGTACTCACTTGCTAAGCTACCCGATAAAGAGACTGGTGCTGGTGGAGGGTATCTTTGACGCTTTGTGGGGAGATAACAGACTGGCCCTAATGGGTAGTTCCATCAGCAGATCACAGGTAGAATTGATTCGAGAACTACGACCAGAAAAAGTAGTAGTTATGCTGGACGGAGACGCTAGACTCAAAGCAGTCCAGATAGCAATGGTGCTGGATTTCACAAAGGTGGATGTGGCTTTCCTGCCGTGGGAGAAAGACCCAGACAATCTGAAAGGTGAGGGGGAAAAGTATATCGAAACTGCGGAGAGGTTCCGATGAGTATGGTCCTCAAAATTTTTAAGGCTATGCTCGGAGAGAAATTAAGGATCATCCGCAAAAGTCGTGGACTTAGTTTACGAGACTTGTCAAGAAGAACAGGAATAGACGAACCCCACTTAGCGAAGATAGAAGGTGGGAAAGTTGACATTCGAATGAGCACTTTTGTAAAGATCATGCACAAGCTTGGGGGGATACACGGACCCACTTGGAGCTATCTTATGGTAGATGCGGAGAAAACCTTGGCGAACACTTTACTGCGAGGGGGAGAGCATGATAATCGGAATTGACCCAGGGTCTTCTACCAGTGGGGTTGTCATGGTAACAGGCACATTACAAAAGCTGGATATTAAATTCGCCTGTTCAGATATGGACAATGGGGAACTTGTAGATAGTCTGAAATCAGAGAAGAACCTGTCAAACATTCTAGTTATCGAAGACATATCAGGACGATCTCCTCCGGGAATGCAAATGCCGGGGAAGTATGTGGTAGGAACAGCAAAATGGATTGGGAGATTCCATCAGGCTTGGCCATATCCAGAAGAAGTAATTTTTATCCACAGGGCTAAAGTACGATGGAACATATTGAAAACCAACAAAGGGGGAGATGCAGCCATAACTAAGATTTTGGAAGAGCGGTATGGCAAGAAGATAGCGGGGATTAAGAAACATGCGTTACAGGCATTGGCTTTGGTAATTACCCATTTGGAGTGTTGTCATGCTAAAGTGGAATAAAACAATTGCGGAACTCAAGGCATTGTGTATAAGTCTTTGGCCTGGAGGAGACTGGAGTTGTCAGAGAGCAAAGGGAGCTATGAAACTCCACTACACTTACCACGTTCGAGAACGGAATAGCCCTTTATCTGTGGGGATTATCAATTTCTGGTCAAGCATAAGAACAGTACAGATCACTGGAAAACAATCTGACTCTATCCAATGTGCTTTTGAGAGGGCAATACAAGCTCCCCCCAAGCCTTTAGTTCGTGTGGGTACTAGGGGTGTAGGGGAAGACAAAGTAGAAGTTTATCAGGAGGTACCGGAATGAAAGCAGAGATGAAAGATGTGACATTCTTTCTCTGTACTCTTTTTGCGGGTTTCTTCGGCGGGGTATTTAGTGGTTTAGTGTACCATCAAGCCTACCCACCAAAATACCCGATAACTCAAGAGGATGTGTGGCTATTAGTACAGGCAAAAATAGCAGGCAATGCAGAAGCAATGACTATTTACCCTGGGCTAATCTCTATTCGTCATGCGGTACAGTGCCAGGGAGAGGTAACAGCAATAGATTGTGAGAAGTATGATCGGAACTTGGACAACTATATTTCCGAGGATGAGGTTGTTCAACGATTTAAAGACTCAATGCATCCAGCAGCAATACTGGGCTGGTTGAAATGGTGTGAAACAGACCCTAATGTAGCTCGACAGCTACGTAAGACGTATGGTTCCTAACAAGGGAGAAGAGTATGAAGAAGGCTGTGAAGAAAATTTTTGAATCCATCTGTGCATCGATAACTGAAATGCTGGAGGATTGCAAAACAGAAACAGAAAAGGTCGAAGTAGCTGACGCCCTTATCGACCACTGTAAAGAACAAGTGAGTGAAGAGGGAGGCACTGATGATGGTGAAGAAGGAGAGGATGAATGATAAGTAATATCATACCGTGGTTTGAGCTATCAGGAGCACCGAACCAACCATACCCCAATAGCACACCACCAATAAATTATCGGGGGTACGCTATCAAAGGTGCGGAGGCATGGAAACAACACACTGGTTGCAATACAGTCTGTGTTACTACCGGCTGCTCCGAAGCACATTTGACCAGTCTTCGAGGAATATCCTTTTGGCCAATAAACCTTATTCCGAGTGTGAAACTCCACACCGCTGATAAGTTTATTGAAAAGGGAGGAATCCTATCTGAAGAGCTTTGGGACAATTTGGCAACTTGGTTATCAGGTGAAGCTGACCACAGGTCTTGTTCCCTGCTAATAGAGGGAGAAACAGCATTCTCAAACTTCCACCAAGGAAAAGAAGAGATTGACTACCAACAGTTTTCAGACTTGATTTCCGTTTTGCAGGAAGTGGCCTGTACTATCCTTTGGTATCCAATACAAATTTTACCCAATTCCAAAACCGCACCAAACCGATTGGCCAGCACGACGAAACTCGTGCGGACTATTGCAGAAGCGGTGCCGAACAGTAAATTTGTAGCGGGATACTCGCCGGGGGATGACCTGCAACTGAATGCCGGATTGATACGTTCGGTGGGCAGGGATAGAATCCTCCCCTGCATGGAGGTTAACGTCCCAGCAGGTAAGTATTATGCACCAAAAGATGTAAGTTTTGAAATGGGTAAGAGAGCAACGGAGAAGATGTTGGTTCACATCACGCACAGTAAGTGGTTGGAACTGGCTGAACACCCAGATTGGAAAGGACAACAAGAATGACAATGCAAGCACAAAACATTCCCGCGATTGATTGGGGTAACTCCTTGATTTTCCGTAAATCAGGAGCCATTGCAGCATACACACCAAAGAATCAAACTTTGGTGGAATACCCCGGACCTGAATTCCGACACCCAAGGGTGGGACCAACGTATGAACAACAGAACAATGAGATTGTCTGGTATCTACGTTGGCCGGGGTTTGATCCCTTTACCGGAGAAGCATTCCAGGATTCATATCCTGCTCTCATCTGTTCTGGTATCGGAGAACTGTCTGGGCCGCATGTCTTTGAAGGTGTTCAAAATGCAGGAGAACTAATCTCCATGAGCAACATTCCTTTTTCTGCGGCTGAGTTTCTCCCTCTCACACCGGAGAAGCGAAGGGTTGGAATGATTATCAGCGTAACCCCGGCTATGTGGGCAACCAAGGACGACATTCTTAACAATCGTTGGAACACTATGCGGGTTCCAATTATGGGTGCTGTGGGTCAACAGAACGTATTGAGTATCACCGTTGGGCGATACACTGTCTAGAAAAGGAATAGGGAATGCTGGTACTATCACGGAAGGAACACGAGGAGATTAAAATTGGTGATGACATTACTGTTTCCGTTTTGGAAATTCGAGGAGACAAGGTCAGAATTGGCGTTACCGCACCTCCAGATGTCTTGGTAGACCGTAAAGAAATTCGGACACGCAAAGAAAAGGAAAAGCAGAATGAAGATGTGGAAAATCTTCCTACTGATGGTTAGTCTGTTTGGTATCGGTGTTGCTGGCTGTGCATCTGCTGCCAAGTTCACGCCGGAACAACAGCAGAGTATACAGGCTGTGGCGGGTATCCTGGTAAAGGTTGCTCAGGAAACCAATACTCATGCTGTTGCTCGTATTCGTCTAGTTCCGGCTGAGTTTTATGCGAAGCAATCCTTCGGAATGTCTGGGATTGAGGCAGAGCTATACCTCTCTGCCAATCCCGCAGATCAGGATTCTCTGGTTACCAGCACACCTATGATGGTTGTCCAGACCAGTAAGGGACCAGCAGTTGTGCCTGTCCCCAAGGAGGAACCTTGAACGTAGAACCCATTGGAAATAAGATTTTCGTAGAACGTGAAGAAGCTCAGTCTGTTACTGAGGGCGGTATTCATCTGCCAGAGAAAGCCAAAGAGCTTCCTTGTCGTGGGGAAGTGCTGGCTGTCGGTCCCGGACAACTGATGGAGAGTGGAAGCCGTCACATTCTTCAAATTCAAAAAGGGAACAAAGTACTCTTCCCCAGCTACGCTGGGACGGAAGTAACCCTCAGCGGTACGTTGAACACTCCGGGAGAGAGAAAATATCTCATCATGGATGAAGCAGATGTATTGTGTATTCTGCGATAGTAGTTTGTCGTCAAGTACGAGCGACACCTTGCTCTATGGCGCCTCACGTACCCTGGCAGGTATACGCGCGGGGCGGAGTGGTGTGGCAGTTCGGAGAGACGAACATTTACGGAGATGTCCTGAACTATTTTGTGAGGCGCCGTAGTAACACGCGAGCGCCGCAACGGTTGCGACACCTGCGAGCCGACGCCGGTGATACGGTCCTGATTGTCTTCGGACTATACAGTTGACTCCGATCCTGGGACAGCGGCGAAGTGGTGTGACGGCCGGGAGAGACCGGCAAAAATTGAAAGGCGAAAATGCAAACACACGAAGATCGTGATTTTGACCGCAAACATTTTCTGGGCCGGTTAGAGGATCGTGCCGTGAAAATGCGGCAAGCTGGTCTGTCAAAGATCACCGGCGGCGCGCCGGACGAAGAGACGCTTGCCGAATGGCATGGGGTGAACGGGGTACACGTCAAGCGATTGCCGGAAGACGAACAGGGTATTTTGCGAATCTCCGTTGGCGGCGGAATTCAAGAGATCGATGTGAACTACCTGGTATTTCGCGGCGATCCACACAAGTGTATGTACTTGTTGCGGGCGGCGTTGGCGGCGATGGAAGAAAAGCTGCCATAAGTGCGTAAGCCCCGTCGGCGTGGTGGGACACGTACCCGGCACCACAAACAGGTGCCCGGCATTGCGGTTCGAATCCGGCACGGGGCAATACTAGATGCGTGCGTAAAAGCGCCCTCGTCAAGGCGAGAAGCCAGGGTGAGAGGGGCGGGACGACGTAAACCGCCCGGATGGATGAGAAGGTGCTATGCTTCAGCCGTTCATCGCGAGGCTCTGCGTGGGCTGTGTCGAGAGGCTGAAGCTCCCCGTTTTCGTATCGGGCCAAGCGTTGCCAAAACCCGGAGACGCAATCCCCATCGTGTATCTAGCCAGGGTGGGCGAGCTAGAGTTCCAGGGGCGATGCCGGACGTGTAACGATTTGGTAGTGGTGCGAGGACCGGGTGTTCACAAATTCGATCAGTAAGCTGCTAAGAAGTTGACCATGGCGAATAAAACAACAAAATCCATTTGGACTAGAGAAAGAAAGGAAATGCTCCAGAGACTTCTGCGAGGGGAAGACCTTTGGTGGCCGGGACCGGATCGGGAACCCGCAAGAGGAAAAAGGCTTGACCTTGTCATGGCTGTCGAGGAAGTCTTTCCGGGGAACGGGGACTTCGCTGTAAGTCAACGGGAACAAGCTTGGGCGGAATTGCGGATAACCGCAAAAATAACCGGCTCACTTTCCAAGTGGCAAGACTCAGTAGGGTATAAGGATGTAATGAAAGCAATCGAAGACCTTAGCCCCGATTTGCTAGAAAGGACTCCAAGAGATTGAAAAAACTATTATCACTTTGTCTCTTGTTAATTGGTTGTAGAGCAACCACAAACACCACAGCTACCGTACACACTAGTATTGGCTGGATACCCGTACACTCTACCTGTCAAAAGTGTCCAGGGTGTGGGAACACAGAACTTTCCAGAGACTATGACGCGGGCAGTAAACAAACTGAAGTATACTGTAATAGGTGTGATAGTTTCTATTGTGTCATAGAGCCGGGAAAACAAAAGTGAATAGAATGAAGTGGTTCTTCTTTGGTTGGTTCTGTTGTGGCTTTCTTCTCTTTAGTACCTTCTTCCTTTCTTCCTGCATGTTGAAAGGTTATGAAAAAAGAAGTTCGGCCAATTATGAATTTAAACCCACAGAAACAAGTCCTGTAACTACAGACCAAGACCCAACCATGATTAGTTACGGGGATTTGAAATCCTATCTGAATAACAACGTAAGCCACAATAACCCTTGGGCTGCTGTTGTCACTGGTGCTGTTACCGTACTAGTTCTAGGTGTGGTTATTGTTAAGAACAACTACCAACACCAGAAACCCCAGTATGAAGAGAAGAAACAAGCTATCGTTGAGCAAGTATTACAAGAACGACAGGAGCGGGATTTCAATGTCTAGTCCAATAATTGAGCACACTTGTATTAAGTACACTTGTATTACTTGTGGTAAAAACAAGGAAACAATGTTAGGAATCAGGGTTACTCTTAACGCATCAGGACAGTCTCTTCAGCACATAATTTTATTCGCTTGCTCTATGGAGTGCTCTGAGGCTTTCACAACAAAATGCTCTAAGACATTTTTAGAGTGGTCTGAGACAGCTTCTCAAAATACCGGGAAAGCATAAATGAATACCTTCTATCTTCACGAAAACACACAACTTTCCGAAGCTCATCTTGGTTTTTGGACAAGACTCAGAATGAGAGGTTTTCTCTATAAGGAATTACAAAACTTCAATAACCCCCGTTGGGTAGCTTTTCTCAAAGCTTGTGCAATATGGAGAAAAGAAACTTATGTATACTGGTTTGGCGTTTTAGATTTGCTGAAGCTTTCCGCAAAGAGAAGAGAAGAGTTTAGACAAGCTATCGAGAGCCAAACTGTTGCTGAAGCTGTTGTTCAATCCCCGAAGTTTCGGGCTTCATCCAAGTCTGGTAATACTCAGGAAGACGCTTCGGTTGAGTAAGCAATGCAGGATCAATACCAATTAATTGCTCCGCTTCGGATGAAAGAGCCGCTTGTACCATCTGAGCAAACATTGGGCGTTGAGCTTCAGGAAGAGCTTCAAAGACTCGTGCGAGCTTTGGAACATTTTGGCGAAGACGGATTGCTTGAATGTCCTGGGGCTTTACCTGGATGTCCAGACCTGGATACCGCTGTTTGAATTCCCCACGAATGGAAACAGCTTTCTTAATATCGTTGTCGTCAAAGGCTGCTTCCAGATACATTCTCTTATAGCCACGAATCTGTTCAGCTTGCTTGGTAATGTAATATTGAAGTTCCTGCTCCTTCTTAATATCTGTGTTGCCGCCAGGAAGAAGACCCAAAGCCTCTGCATATAACTGTGTGGGGGTAACGTAACCAATCAATGCACCCTTGGGATCACGCATAGCAATCCGTCCATCCGGTGCTGGCTGTGTATAATCCGCGTACTTCTTGGCAACTAACGGAGCAACAGAGGGAGCAAAGGCGGTAGCTGCTCTAGAAGCAGCAACACCACCAGGAACCAGCAGAGGTAATTGCCGCTTGAAAGACCCCTCTTCCCCAAAGAGAGCAGCAGCAGGAAGAGACAATGCTGGGGGAACAAATGGGAAGGGATAGAATGGAGCATCCTTGTATGGGTACGGCAATGCTCCAGGCATGAGAGAGCCGGAAAGATCAAGCCCAAGGGACTTCCCACCCTCGTAAGTTACTGCTGAAGCAAGTAAAGCTCTACCCATTGTCCCTAGATTGCGTCCCAAGACGTTCTGAGCACCCGAACCTAATTCCTGGGCTGGACCCATGAGGAAGCCGAGATAACGCATTGGGAAGCGTAGGAACTGGCTTGTGAGTGGCCCTGCGTTGGCCAGGAGGGCAGGCATATTCTCTGGGCCGGTGAGGAACTGTGTCGCTTCCACGACACGTCTCGCTATCGGGACAGTTTCAGCAACACTTAAGCCCTCACGAGCACCACGAGCGAGAGTACCTTCGAACGCGGAAAGCCGGTTGAAAGCCTCTGTTGCTTGAAACAGACTCATCATACCCGCTTTAATTCGATCCACCTTGGTAGGCTTATGTCCCAACAAAGCAGACTGCTTCCATGCGTTACCAAGAATGGAACCAACTGATCCACCAGCTAATGCTTCTTCTGTTAGTGGTGTTACTGCTAGTCCTTCTTTAACAAACTCAGGAAAACTACGTAGCAATGCTTGATCGTGAGTTAGCCCTGAACCTCTAGACTTAAAATACTCTGGAGCTTTCTTTAGGACATTACCCATTCCCTCCAAAGTTCCCCTAAGACCTATGGTAGGAACAGTGGTTAACACCGATTGCGTTAGGTTATAAAACGCACTAACCGGATTCGCACCCAAAGCTCCCAGGTAAAGATGAGAAGCAATCTTTCCATTGAGATTCTTGAGATTAAATATTCCCCTGTCTTCTTTCAATCGCTCCGTAAACCAGCCTTTAAGCTCAGTGGGTAGCAATTTACCAATAGGGCCAGATTCAATCTGTTGTATGGCCCCATACTTTAAGTCTGACCAATGTGCGGAAGCAATGAATTGTTTATATGTTTGCCTACCAAGAGCAACAGGCACAAAGGTGTCCCGAAGCATTTTGGCACGGATGATGTTGTGTGGTTTAGCAGAAGACTCTAATGCTTCGGCAGCTTGAAGAATGTCTCGTCCATGCCCCTTAACTGTCCAACCAAAAGCTCTAGCGTTGGAGTGGAGATATGCGGAAGAGACAGTATTGAAGTCTAAACTATACGGAAGAACCTTTGAAGAGGATTGGAGCCTGCTTGTAATTCTTGAAGGCAATGTAGGATCAAGCAGGTATTCTTTGATACGTTCCAAGTCTTTTGGATCAGGGAGCATCTTCCCACGTTTGAGAAGGGCATGAGGACTACTTACCGCACCAGCAGCGGAATAAGCCAGTCTGCCCGAAGCTGCTTCCGATGGTGGAACACCCCGCATCAGGAATTGAGCCTCATCACGAATATCAGAGAGATACCCACGAGAAACCATTTCAGGAAAATAGTGTTCCTGCTTTCTAATCAGATTGGTGGAGAAGCCTGCATTGTTAAGTTGTTCAAGCACCTGTCGTTTAATGGCGGATTGCTTGGCAAGGACTTTTCTAACAAGCTCCGGTCTGGTACGGGAAGGTAGTTTTGCCAATTCTTCAAATTGGCGAAGGCCAATCCTTGCTTCCTGAGTAGCCTGAAGTAAGGCTCGTTGTTCCACAGAACCATAAACTTTTGACCAGACATTATTGAAAGTGCTCCTTGCATCTTTTGTAAGAGTATCAAATGCTGGACCCAATTGAATAGGTTTGGTGATTTTCCCCTCCCAACCCTTTAGACGAGCAATAAGAAGAGTTCCCAGCTTCTTATTAAATTCCTGGCCGGAAGCAGCTTCATACTTTGTAATGGCAGAGCCTAGAGCGACAGCGTGTTCTGTCCAGAAACCCTCAACTTCCCGAAGCAGACTTTTATAGGTTGTGGGCAGATCACTCTTTCCAGCAGGTAAAGCATGATAGATGTCGTCAAAGCTACCAAAAACAGAAGTACGAAGCATTCCAATTCTTCGGTCAATTCCAGTGTTAGCAAACTTAAACAGGTTACGAACTGTAGGCAAAGGAAACTTAGCAGCTAACACCAAACCAATGAGAGCAATTGGACTATCTGCCAGACGATAGAGAAAGCTGAAGGGGGAATTCTCTCCCACGCCCCACTTCTCGGATAGGGGTTTGCGTTCTGCGGGAGTTAAGGCTGCGGGATCAGTTAACGCCCGACCTACCCCCGCAGGACTAGAAGTCTGTCCGAGAGCTAGACGAGCACGTTCAAAAAGATTATCGAGTTCAACGGCCACACAAGGAGTCTATCAGCGGATTTCCTTAATGCCAGTTAGCTCGATTCCTCTGGGGTATTCAAGAAAGGGTACACCCCGCAGATAGAAATCGTCATGCATTCTCTTGGCTTGCTTGTCAGCAGCACACCGAACGAATTCGTCAAGATAAGCAGACACGTTAACGGGGGTTTTTTCCACAGCAGACTGAATTCTTTTGGCACCAAACAAAACCCTGGGAGCAACTGCGATAGCAGCCAGACACTTAAAGAATGTTCTACGAAACACACTAGCCCTCCATGCCGTACACGATGTTTGGTACGTAGCCTTCCAGTTCGTCCAGCCAACCATATGTCATTGCTTTTACGAACTGATCCAACCAACAGAAAAAACAGACGGATAGAACCAAACCAACAATAAATCGTTTCCGAAGTTTCATCGGATTACCCCTATTGCCAGTACTCAAAACCATATGGATTCACATAAGCTGGACTAAGTGCGAATCCACCAGATTGTTCAGCTTGTGGAGCTTCAGTAACTGGAGCTTGTGTTATCCCCTTAATTGCATCCAAGAAAGCTCCCCACTCAGC